TCGACGCGCCAAGTCTGAGGTTGAGCTTTTGGATTTCATCTGCGGAATTAATCGAGCCACGTATCAGTAACCCGATGCCGCCAACCGAGAGAACACCAAGCATACCATTCAGGCCCGCCATGCTAGCCCGCAGTCCGGCGACACCGCGTTTGATTCTGCCCAGCGATTGATTCGCCTTGCGATCAAAGTCCTTGAAGTGTCGCTTTGCTTTTTCGGTATCGGATTTCAGGCGGCCGGTTTCCAACCCAAGATTGACCAGCAGCGAACCTACTACATTATTTGCCATGCCTCACCTTTAAGTATGCTGCCCATCCGCGAATCTCATCAACTGACATATCGAGCACCTCGGATACCGACTTGGAAAGAACTTCTCCGACCATAAATAGGGTATAAAGGTCGGCATCCTGTTTTAGTTTTCCGCTATGTCATCCGTCGATAAATCCATCCCGGTCATTTCGCCGAAGATAGCAGTAATGTCAGTGAACGCGAAATCGTTCATTAATGACGTCACAGGAAAATCTTTAAATACCAATTCACCTTTATCGTCCAGCGCTCGCGTTTTTACATGCATACAAATCCCTTCAGCTACAGACTTCTCCGCAAATAGTTGGATTCGTTTCTGCTGGCTACCGGTCAACGGTTTCCAATAGATCAGCGCACCATCGAGCGACTTGACTGCGCAGCTTTCTAATTCACCTGCGAGGCGGCTTTCAAAGCGCGCCTTTAATTGCTCTGCGAGTGGATTCATTAGGCAGCTGTACCCTCAACTAATGCGCCGATGCCAGTTACCGAGAATGACTGAGTGATCACAGCTTCGTCAGCTATCGCTTTCGAGACACTGTTCACGATTGCGCTGCCGGTAAAGATAGCATCACCAGTAGTCGCGCCTTCAGGCTTGAATATCAATGCAACGGTCGAGCCGATAGTCATTGCACCCTGACCTGTGGCATCCGTTTCATCCCAGTGGCATTCAATCGAACCGGTCCACGAAGTACGGCCAGCAACGACAGATGAAGCAAGATCATTGATCGTGCTATTATCGATTGCATTAACGGATTCCTCAATTGAGAATCCCTTGAGCTCAGCGATTGTTACACCGCCAACTGTTACGAGTCCATCGACTCCGATATGATTTGCCATGCTCTATTCCTCTTTTTCAGTGGTTGGTGGTTTGGGTGGTTCGGGTTCGGGCGGTTCGGGTTCGGGCGGTTCGGTTGTCCAGCCTCGGTTTTCCATCGACGCGACTTTTGAACGATGGACTTCAACCGTTACCTCAGTAAGTTTGTGGTACATTAGCATAATTGATTACTCATAGTAAATAATGAAGTCCATGATACGCGATACGCCGGCAGCCTGGGTAACCGTCGCCTGATTAAATGTGTCCGACTCTTGATCATAGTTCAGATCGTGAATGCTTTCGATACGTGAATCCAGAATTGTAATATCTCCGACGATACCTTTAAACCGTTGCAGCGCGCCTTTTACCCCTTGTGATAATTGCCAGCGCTGGAATGTTGATATTGCATACAGCGTCAACTGGATCCGGGCCACGAACTTGCCGCCATCTGATCCTAGAATCGAATCGAATGGAATATCAGAAATCAGTTGGTATACAATCGCGCTGCCGGTATTCGCTACATCGAGCGCATCATTGGCCAATGTATTCGCATAGATTCGAGTCCCGGTGAGAGTTGTAACACCAGAGACCGCATTGAGCCGTTCGGTTATTCCGCGCTCGATTCCCATCTGTTATACCTTCAGGCCGTATTTCGCGATACGAGCCTGTATTTTTGTAGCCATAGCTTTTATAACCTCTGTCCGTTTCGAGTCGAGAGCAGGCCGGAGGAAAGGCTGGGCGTTGGTTGTAGCTGTACCGAACTCAACCTTTCCCGCATACCATGCATTTGCCCGTTTGGCGTTCCATTTTCGCCCGCTGCGTGTAACGACCGAAGCAACGACAGCTTCTCCGCGCTGACTCTTCCTCGCGACTATCGCCAGCGACCTTCGTAGGGTCCCGCTGTCCTGTGGCGCCCTTTGTCTGGCATCCTTCAACACGACTGCGGCACCAGCTCGGGCTGCGGACTTTGCAATATTCGTTTCAACCCTCAGACTGAATTGCGATAGTGCCCGATCCAGTTCCTTCCCGCCAGTAATCTTAAAATTAAAGCTGCTCATTGCAATACAGTTTCATTTCCAGGCCACGCTTCATCGGGTCGAATGCCGCAATGATCTTGTAATAAACATTCCCATTTTTGATTCGCATATCGGGCGTGATACCAGCCTTGTATCGAATCGTTATCAGGTGGGTCAATTCGGAGAACTGTTGGCGCGCATCTGTAAACTCTTTGCCAGATTGAGTTAGAATGAAAGCCCACTCTGTCGCGAATGTTGCCCATGCGTAAATAGCATCACCGACTGTATTTACCGAGGTTTGTGTACGCTGCTGGATTATGATCTTGGTATTCCGCCGACCAGCAGGATTGCTCACAACTTCAGATCCCGATGAGTCGCGAGTAATGACTTGGCGCCATCGGGCATACTCGACGCGATAGTGCCGATGATAGCATCTTCTCGACCGACGTCATGTGATCCAATCCACATCAGCATAGCCAGCTTGATATCGAACTCGACGTTGCCTGCGTGCGTCTTTCCAGCAATATAAGTAACAGTCACCGCGTCGAACTGTTCGCGGGTACTCGGGTATGTGACGCCATACGCTGCAGACAGCCGACCTTGGCCATCAAATTGATACTGGTTACTAGCCAGCGTCTGTGGACTACCGTTCGTGTCCACGTATTCTACTGACGTTATGGATTGAATGGGATGCATCGGGAGGAAGAGAACCTCCGCGAATGAGTCGAATGTCTTCACCCAGGTGGATGTAATAAGCGTCTTACCCAGATACTTCTCGACCTTGTGTCGGATGCCCGCAATAAATACCCGCAGCGCGTCATCGTCATCCGTACCCGTAATGCGCAGATGGGTTTTTGCATCACTTAGTGATAGCACTTCTGACTCGGAATCTAGTGTGCGCGTGAGGCTCATTTCTTGGCGACAGTCGGCTTCGGTGTCGTCGGCAGCGTCTTGGTCTTCGGCGGCTCGTCAACATATCTAGCCGACTTCATTGAATCGACACAATAAGCAGCGAACAACTCCGACACTTCGACTTCCTTTTCCGCAGAAAGAAATCCGAAGTGCGTTGTATTGAAGCCCTTTCCTAATATCCTAATTTTAACCATATTCATAAAGCGAGGGAATTGCTTCCCCCGCCCTCAGTTACTTCGTTACCCGATTAAGCCGGGGTCAGATCGCCACCAATGATACCGGCGGGACGTTCGATGATCAAGCACAAACGGCGCTCGGCTCGAATGGTCACGAGGTTCTTGGTGAAGTTGTCGTCATCGGAATCAGATAGCTCGATGATTACACCTTCGCGATTGTGAATGGTACCAGCCATGCCGAAGTTGCCGACATAGAAAGTATCAGCCGCGATACCGTTGCTCTGAACGACAGGTACACCGAACAGGCGCGTGACGCCACCTGCGTCAACCTGGAATCGATTCACGTTGCTGGTAGATGAAAACTGCTCGATATCCATTGTGGCATAGTCGACAGGATTCAACAAAATCGCATCAGGAATGAAACCCGCCACCCAGAGGTCTGCCAGTGCTTTCCGAACCAGCTTGAACTTGTTCAGTACGCCAGTTGTACCGAGCGCATTCAAAGCCGCCAGCGTGTAACCGTGTACGGTAAAGTTGCCGGTATCGGCAATACCCGAGAGATTCGGGGAAATACCATCACCAGCACCAAGCTGAGTTTCGATTCGACGTTCAACACCGTAGACCATACGCATGTTCACGTATGCCGCCAGAGCCAGGTTATCGCTGGCCAGCTGACGGGAAATCTTTATCCAGTGAGCGACAGTCGAAACATGCAAGTTGACCAGCGTCCAGGTGAGTGCCGACTCGCCTTTCTCCGCAGCCTCTGCCGCTTCTGCCGCCGAGTTGGTGAACACGTTTTCTTTCGTGTACTCGATTGCATTGCTGGAGGTAGGGATACTCGGGAACAATTGTTCAAGAGTAAGGAAAGACGAAATGCCCGGGACAATACCAGGCTTCCGATCAGGCGCCACGTTCGCGTCTGAACCGACCAAGGTGTTGTTCTTGACTTCGACGCGAGCCTTCTGAGCATTGCCGGCCACGAAAGTGGCGTAACCAGGTGATTCAGTGAACTGCGCACCCATGCTTTTAACAGCATCGCCACCGCCTGGTACTCCGCCACCAGCTTGCTCGACCAGAAGCATACGCGCGGCGAGTTCAAGTTGCTGCTCGCCGAGACTGTCGAGTGCCTTAATGGTTTCGGTATTCATGGAGCCGGTGATTTTAAGCTCCTCAGCCGCCTTCGTATGAAACGCAGTCATCTGCGATTCGATACTCTCGACCTGCTTGAGAATAATTGCTAAATCTGACATAATAATTTACCTTTTAATATTGAAGTGACCAGATAAACTGGACGGTTATCACTGAGTTGAAACAGGTATCTTTACTTTATTCAAAGCCGCAGATACTTGTGCCAATGCGTCATCGGGTCCAACAGGATCACCCTGCAGGATTACCTTGCCGCGACTGGTCAGTGCTTCCGCCAGTCTTTTTGAAAAGCCACCTACATCACGCAGGTACTTTTCGAAATCTTTAACCGTGTCTATTGTGTCGACCTTTACTGCTTGGCAATCAGCGACAGGGAGTGATTTGAAATATTTATCAAACTCCCCAATCTTGGCAGCCACGTCAATCGGGTCCACGATTGTGTCGATGAATCCATGGTCGAGCGCGTCGGTCGCATTCATCCACGTTTCAGCTTTCATCATAGTCTCGATTACAGCGCTATCGAGTCCGGTGCGCTTGTGATAGATATTTACAATCGACGCTTGAAGTTTATCCACGATGTCAGCCATCTCACGCATATCGTCCGCGTCACCCATTACGCCGCCATTCGCATTGTGGATCATAATAAAAGCATCTTCAGGCATCGAGATTGTATCGGCGGCCATCAACACGAATGAGGCTGCGCTGGCTGCGATCCCTTCGACGTGGCCATATATCTTGGCTGGGTATAGCGACAGCGCGTTATACATCGCGAGACCGTCTAACACGCTTCCACCTGGGCTATGTATCGACAGGTTGATAACCTTCGCGGAATCATTAGCACGCAGCTCGCCAATAAAGTCGGACGCACTAACACCCCACATGCCAATCTCATCGTGGATCGAGATATCCAAAACTCCTTCGGCTTTGTTTTTGATCTGGTACCAGTTCTTCATAATCGCCTCATTGTTTAATTGGTTCTTCAGGTGGCTCGCCCGGCTCTGCAGGTTGCGCCCCTAATTGCGCGACAGGGAAAAGATTCGACTGCGCTGTATATATTTCCCCACCTTCATACGGCGCCAGATTCTCTCGACGCCGTGCCTCGTTCCGATTATAGATTCCATTCTGTACGCCCTTGCTATAAATTTCCATTCTATCTTTCAGGCTGGCTCGTAACAAAGCATCCAAATTAAATTCGATCACCACCCCTTTCGCGATATGCTTCGGTGATAATACTCTTTTTTCCAGCGCTTGTTCCAGTCGCGATAATTGGGGGCGCAATGTTAAGCGGTGGAATGCGTCAATGATTTGCGTAACACTTGACCCGAGCGCTGTCGTTTCGCCTGTGTCATTAATCAGTACAGACGGAACC